GCCCGCGGTCCGTGTGGCTCGTGCGCGCTGTGCCGACGACTGGCACCGGGACCGTGACCGGCGGCGCGGTTTCGTGGTCGTGGAGCGGCGGCACGCTGACGGTCGCTTCCGTGTCCGACCTGGACGCGTCGACGACGTACGCGGTGACCCTTGGAACGATGACGGAGCGCGCGAATGACTGACCCGAACTGGCTCGACGAAGAGGGACGGTTCGACCCGAACCTGCGCGACGACGGCCATGTGACCGACTTCGACGAGACGTCAGCCGACATCCCGATCTGGGGATGGCTGAGCGGCGCCGGTGCGCGTCGTGACGCGGCTCTGAACCGACGCGACCAGCGCCGAGCCGAAGACGTGTGGTCAAACCTGGCTGGCACGTCGCCGACGGTCGACGACCTCTCGACCGACTACCGGCACGAGGTACGGCACGACGAGTACGGTGACCTCCTCGGCGAGCGCTCGCACTTCGACGAAGCTACCGAGGCCAACGCCGGGCAGCTCCGGGCGCTCGAGCAGCTTCAGGCGCTCAGCGACGGCGGCTACACGGACGCCGACCGCGCAGCGATGCGACAGAGCCGGCTGGACAACGCGCAGGCCGTCGGCTCGCAGAGCCTCGCGGCCGCTCAGCAGATGCAGGCGCGCGGCATGGGCGGCGGTGGCGCCGAGCTCGCGGCGCGCATGGGTGGCGGGCAGGCGTTGGCCAACGCGAACGCGCGCAGCGACGCGTCGATGATGGCGAGCACGCAACAGCGGGCGCTTCAGGCGTTGCAGGCGTCGGGGCAGCTGTCTGGGCAGATCTACGGCCAAGACATGAACCGCCGGAGCGCGCTCGACGACTACAACCAGCGGCAGATGGACTGGCGGCGGCAGCGGCAGGAGCGCAACAACGCCTGGCACAACCGCGGCCGAGAGTCGACGTCGCAGGCGAATCAGACCGCGTACGAAAACCGCGAACGTCAGGCCGCCGGCGCGACTGGGCAATACCAGGCAGGGCAGAGCAACCGCCGCCTCGACGCGCAGCGCCAGGACCAGGCGGACGCGAACGCCACCGGCATCATCGGATCCGTTTTGGACAAGGCGCTAGGATGACCATTCAGCTTGAACCCGTGCAGATGCCCGGCGCTCGCGGCCTCGACGAGACCGAAGAGGAGCGACGCGCGCGCGAGGCAGCCGAAGCTGCTGCGGCTCAGGTGTCGGCGCAGATTGAGCCGATCGTGCCGCCGCCCGCGGTGCCGCCGCCGGAGCTCGGGCCGAACCCTGCGGCGCCCCCCGGGGCCGCCGAGGCGCAGGCCGTGGGTGACCGCTACCGTGCGAACGCCGACCGCGGGCTTGCGGCCACCGAGCGCACGCACCCGGTGCGTGACCGTGCGACCTCGCGGACCATGCCCGACGCGCACATCTTGCGCTTCGACGACCCTTCGCAGCCTGCCGCGGCTGCATCCCCTCCCACATCCCAGCCGCGGCGGGCTGCACCTTCCGCGGGCCGTCAGCTCGGCTCACCCGTCGACCCCTACCCCGAAGAGACCGCCGCAGTCGGCGGCACGTGGGTGGAGGACCGCAACGGCGGCCACTACGTGCCGCCAGCCGGCGAATCGGCGAGCGAATCCCGCCCGCTGGCGCCCCGCGACCGACTGCGGGCGCGACTTGAGGCCAAGCACGGTGCCGGCAAGGCCGCCAGCGCCCCTCAGAGGCAGCCCGTCGACCATACCGGCGCAGACGTCGCCGACGCGTTCCGGCGGCCTCTGCACGGCCTTGCGGCCGGCCTGATGCGTGCTGCGGGCATGCGGCCTGGTGAGTTTCGCTCGATGGGCGACCAGAGCCGGCAGCGCGAGCGACAGAGCATCGAGCAGGACACGGCGCAGCGGCAGCAGGCGTCACGCCAGCGGCTCGCCGAGATGCGCGAGCAGCGCGCGGGCGCGACCCTCGAGTCACAGCAGGCCGACCGCGTGGCGCGTCGCGAGGACGCAGCGGCACGCACGCAGTCGCTGGCGGACTACCGGCAGCAGATGGCGCGCATTCGGCAGGCAGTGGCCGACGGGCAGATCAGTCGCAGTCAGGCAGCGGCCGGCGCGATCCAGCTTCGCACGCAGCACGAGCAGGAGCAGCGCGACCCGAACAGCGAGGCCAGCGCGAGCGCGCGCAACGCGTACACGCAGTGGCGGAACGGCTTGCCCGAGCGGCTGCGAAGCTCGCTCGGCATGTCCGACGTCAGCGAGATGACCGCCGAGCAGATCCAGCGCATGGAGGCCGAGCACGTGCGCGCCATCGGCACTCGGCGCGACGTTGGCCGGCGACGCAGCGGTGGCGGCGGTGGCAGTGCAGCTGCGCAGGGCGTACCTCGCGGCCAGTGGGGAACCAACGCAGATCCGCTGCTTCAGGAAATGCTTCAGAGCGGAGTGCCGCGAGCCGCCGCCGAGGCGACCGCGCGAAACAGCGCCGAGCGCGCACGTGTAGCCCGAAGCATGGCGACGTCTGCCGTAACAGCGGGGCGACGCGACGAGGATCAGGTCAACAGCGACGTGCAGCGGCTCGGTCGTAGCCTGGACGACGGCCGCGCGTTCCGGCGCTCGACGACGCGCGCCGCTGAGATGGTGGCGAACGCATCGAACGCGCAGCTTCGTGCTGCGTTCCTGGACGGGCTCGCGGCCGATGCCATGCCGCCTGACGTGCAGCGGATCGCGTCGGCAGTGAACGCGATGCAGGCACAGTTGCTGATGGACCGAAGCGGCTCGGCGGTCAGCGAACAGGAGTTCGATCGGACACGCCGCGAGCTTGGCTCGATGCCCACGCGCGATCCGTCAGTCATCCGGCAATGGGTGGCGCGCGCCGCCACTGAGGCCGGAACGATGGAGTCGCGAATCCGAGCTCGCTTCGATGACCCGGTCGTAGAGGCGTACCGCCGCCGACTTGCGCGCGAAGGCATCGGCGGCAGCGGCGGCGAACGTAGCCAGCAAGGGCAGCGACAGCAGGCCCCCGCAGCGAACCGCGTGCGCGTTCGACTCCCGAACGGGACCACCGGCACGGTGCCACGCGCATCGGTGAGCCGGCTGCCCGAAGGGACGGAGGTTCTCGATGGATGACGAAGAACTGGCCGCGCTTGGCTTCGAAGCGGACGACGGCCTCGGCTTCGAAGAGGACCCGTCCGAGGTGCCGCAGAACTACGCGCCGACGGGTGCGCGCGTGCTCGAGCTCCCGGAGACGACCGTCGAGGGCACGCCGGAGGGCACCGGTTCGGTCACGATGGCCGATCGACCCGCGACCGAGTACCAGATTGTCGACAAGCAGTGGGAGACGGACCCCAGTGCGTCGATGGAAGCAGCCGGCGTGACGCCGCAGCCGCCCGGTGCTGACCGCGACACGCGCGGCGCTGGCGAACGGCTCTATGAATACCTGCGCCGTGGCCGTTCACCGGTCCAGGCTGACCCGACAGCGTATGTCGAGGGCGACCCGCTGGCGATGGGCGAGGTTGGCGACCTCGACCTGTTCAACCCGCTCGGCTCGCTCGTTGGGCAGGGACGCAGCCAGTTCGCCGGCCGCGAGCTCCCTTCGCTGCCGTCGGTTCGCCGGGCCATCGCCACGGACGGCGACATGAGCGACCGCCTATCTGCGCTGCTCCCGGCGGCTGAGACAGACGAGCCGATCATCGGTCCCGACGTGCGCGCGCTCGCGCCGCTGACGGGGGCAACGGCCCCAGTGCGGTGGGCAAGCAACGCGCTCGCTCGGGCAACGGGCAGCGAGCGCCTGGCAGACCAGGATACTGCGCTCGCAGATCTCGCCACCGAGCAGGCGCCTAACGAGGTCGCGATGGGCGAAGGGTTGACGATCGGTGGCCTGACGGCGCCGATTTCCGCACCGACCGCACTGGGCCGCGCCGCGGTCGCTGGGCTGACCGGCGCTGCTACGGGCGGCATGCGCAGCCTTTCGCGGGGAGACGACCTCGAGGACGTGGCCATCGCAGCAGGTGTCGAAGGCGCGCTAGCGGGCGGCATGAGCGGCGCGGCTGACCTTGTGTCGTCGGTGGGCGCGCCGATGCTCGCCAACGTCGCCGAGCGCGCACAGTCGCCTGTTCTGCGCGACGTGTGGAACCAGGCCGGGCTCGAGGCACGCGGTATCTACGGCAACCGCGCCATGCAGCGCGCGCAGGAACTGCCCGGCGGCATCGAGCAGGTGGCGCGAAACCTCGACAACCTCGACGTGCCGCTAGATCCCCGCCGAGCTGCGCGCCGACTGTCGCAGTTGCAGGCCGAGTCAGGGCCGCGCGTTGGCGAGATCGCCGATCAGATCGCCGAGCGTGGCGGTCGGGTCGACATGGGGCGCCTATCAGAGCAGGCCGAGCAGCTTGCCGCTGGCGTCGAGAACAGGTCAGGTATGCGCCCGGCTGCCGACTACATCAGGACGCACGTGCGTGACCAATGGGCTCGTCAGGCTGCCCAAGCGCCCGACGGCGTGCCGTTCGTCGAGCACGTGTCGGACCCGGTCGGGGGCTCGCAGATCGGCGGCGCGTGGGGGGAGGACATCAGCATTCGGGAGCTCGGTGGCGACGCTTCAGCCCAAGGGCTTGGGCGTGTTCGCGGCAGGCTCGGCGCGGCGCGGCGCATGCTGTCCAACGAGCTCGGAAACACCGCAGACAGCGTCGGACTCGGTGCGGACTGGCGCGATGCCCGGCGCTCTCACGCGATCCTGATGGATCTCGACGAGATCAGCGGCGGCGACTACCGACGCAACGTGCAAGGCGGCATCGGGGGCGCAAACAGCCGGAGCTCCGGTCTCGGGCGGATGGTTCAGGGGCTGACGAACGCAGCGCCAGGTGATGTCGTTGCCGGCGCTGGTGAGGCAGTGGTCGCGCCGTTTGTCCAGCAGGAGGCGCGCTTTCGACTGCCCGGCATGCAGTACCGCGCAATCGAGCGCGTGATCCGCAGCGGGCCGCAGTTTGAGCGAGCAGCTCGCGCCCTGCAGGGCGCCCGCATGCGCGGCGGCGCCGCAATCGCGGCGGCACACGCGCTGCTGATGCGAAGCGACCCCATCTACAGGCAGGCCATCGAGGCGGCCGAAAGCGAAGCGCCCGCGGGCGAGGAGAACAGCCAATGAACGAGCAGTCAGCCAACCACGTGATGCCCGCGCTCGAGGGGCAGATCACCGTGACCAGCATCACCGCCGGCAGTGCTGCGGCAGCCATCGAGATCGCGACCATCACGAGCTCGCGCTACGTGACGATCAGCATCGACGACGGCGCGGGTACCGCCGTGGGCGCGTACATTACGACGGCCCGTGGGGCAGCGCCGACTGCGCCGAGCCCGACCGCGACGAGCGGCGACGGCCGGACGCAGTACTACAGCGCCGCTGACATGCGCGCGCTGGTGTTCACGCCTGGCGACCAGATTCGCGTGTACGCCATCGGCAGCGGCACCCACTACGTGCGGCAGAGCCCGTCAGGGCCCGCCTGATGTCCACCGGACGCAGGTTCGGCGGCGCTGGCCTGCGTCGCGGCATTCGCACGCCTCCCCCGAGTGCCGGTGGCGACGGCCTGCCCTCGCTTGCCTACGACTGGCAGGCGGGCGCGGGCGTGGCAGACGACGGCGCCGGACCGCCGCCCGGCGTGGACACGTGGACAGATCAGGTCGCGTCGCTCGCGCTGGCTGACGTGTCAGGCAAGCCGAACCTGATCACATCGGACTCCGACTTTGGCGGGGAGGCGTCCATCGACTTTGGCGTTGGCACCGCCATCCTGCGAGATAGCGCGGCGAGCGCGTCCTTCACGTTTCTGCACTCAGGCGCGGGCATGACGGCTCTCTTCGATCTTTTCGTCGAGACGACGGAGTCAGGCGGCGGAATCATCATGGAGACGAACAACACCAGCGCCACGGCGCTCGGTGTGATGATCCGATACGAATCGGGCGGCGGGATCCGGCTGCTCGTGGGCAACGGCTCGGCGAACGTCGTCGACATCACAACCGGCGCGGTGAGTAAGGGTGCGCGGCACCGCGTGATGGTGCGATTCGCTTCGACCGTGTTTGACAGCGACGGTGACTCTCGCATCGCTGACATCTGGGTTGATGGCACTCGCGGCGCGTCGCAGGCAGCGGTGAGCAATGCCGCCGCGGGCGGTACGCCGGCCGATAAACTCGCGATCGGAAACCGCTCAACCAGCACGAATATCCAGCTCGACGGCAAGTTTCGGCGCGTCTCGCTCGCGTCGTCGATCATCACCGCGGACGAGTGGGATGCGTGGAGGGCGGTCTCATGACCCGCGCGCTACTGCTCACGGTGATGCTCCTGCGCGCGTGCGTACCGACGGCTGAGGCGCAGTCCGGGCCGTGGACGCCGCACGTACTCTCGCACCCGTACCGCGGTGCCGACGGGATCGACCTGTACGACGTCGACGGGGACGGGCACCAGGACCTAGCGGTCGCGTGGGAGGCCGGGCGTCAGCTGACCGTCACGCGCGGCGGGCAGCCGTGGCATCCACTCGGCGCGGGCACGATTGCGATCGACTGGGCTGGCGGCTCGCGCGCCTACGAGGACGTCAGGATCGACGACTGGGACGGAGACCAACTGCCCGACTATGCCGGCGCGGCAGAGGGCACAGGGCTTGGCGTTCATGTGTTTCTGTCGTCGCTCGGCTACGCGTACACGCGGGCGAAGAACAGCATCAATCACCACTGGCAGACCGTCACGAGCTGCGACATCACTGGCAACGGCCAGCCTGACTTGCTCGCGGCAGGCGCGGGCGTGCTGTGGTGGTGGCAAGCGCGCAACGCATCGGCGGGTGCCTGGTCGCAGCGGCAGATCGCAACGCCAGGACGGGCCCTCTACATCGGCTGCGACGACATCGACGCAGACGGTGACCTTGACGTGCTCTGGACGGACCGCCTCGGCTCGGGGTTGACGTGGGCCGAGAACGAGCCCGGCGGCACGTGGCCGCAGACCGTCATCGCGGGCGGCGGGGCGAGTAACATCGCATGCGCCGGTGACGTCGACTCAGACGGCGACACGGACTACGTGGTGCCCCGCGAGGACGGCACGCTCGCATGGTACGAGCGCGGCGCGGCGTGGCTGGGACACCCGATCGCGGTGCCGTGGCTGACTGGCTCGACGACCATCGCCAAAGGCTGCGCGGTGGCCGATGTCGATGCGGACGGCGCGCCCGATCTACTCGTGACGCTCTGGGACCCTGACCCGCTCGTGACGCCGGGCCGCGTGCGGCTGCTTCGGACGTGGCAAGCGTGGGAGACGATCGACGCGACGGTGCTCAAGACAGACGAGCCCGTGGTGGTCGACGCCAACGGGGACGGCTTGCTTGACGTGTGCGTGACCGACGAGGGCGTCAGTAACAGCGGCCCGGGTGGCGGGTTGATCTGTCTGGCGGCGCCGTGACTGACTGGGCGGCGATTCTGCCGGTCGTTGGCGCCTTCGCGGGCGCGGCATCGGTGCTCGCATACATCCGCTGGACGTGGCGACCGCGCATCGTCTACGGCGATGGCGACCGTGGATACGTGCACCGCGACTCGACGGGCCGCCCGCAAATCGAGGCCGACCTGCTGGCCGACACGATCGAGCGTCTGCCGATCGGCGTGTTCGTCACGACCGAGGACTATCGGTGCGTCTACCTCAACCCGGCGGCCGAGGCGGCGGTCGGATGGACGCGCAGCGAGCTGCAGAAGCACGGCGATTACCGCACGCTGATCGACTCCCACGACCTCAAGCGAGCGGAAGAGACGGTTCGGAAGAACACAGCCAGAAACCTCATGATCCTCGGCCATGAGAACCGGTGGGTTGCGCGTGATGGCACCCGTCGACACCTCGTATGGAGCGCGTCCACATTCGACCGACGCGGGTACTCGCGTTGCACCGTTCAGCTGCTCGCCATCGAGCCACACGACCCGGATGACGCGTGACGGGCACAGCGGAGATCGTTGCGGCAGTCGCGGGCTCGACCGCGCTCGGCGGCGCTGTGACCGCGCTTGGCCGGTGGGCCCTGCAGCGCGCGCGGGGGCAGGAGTCCGAGGCCGTGCGCTTGTGGGCGAAATGGGAGGCCGAGGTGTTGAAGCGCGAGGCGCTCGAGGCCGACCTTCAGTCCGCACGTATGGAACTGATCGAAGTGCATCGGCTCATCGTCGAGAGCACGGCGACGGTCCACGAGGCGACCGCCGAACACAAGGTGGAACTGGCTGGGCTGCAGCGTCGGCTCGCCGCGTCCGAGGCAGAGCACGCTGGCTGCGATGAAGCGTTGGCCAAGGTGCGCGCGGAACTGTCTGCGATTCGGCAGAACGTGCGCCGCGTCGACAAAGAGCAGAGGCGAGCTCGCCGTGATTCGGAACCGGAACTGATGCGCGCCAAGAGGGAGAGCGAACAATGAAGATGGGCAAATGGTACGCCGCGGCTGCTGTCGTAGGTGTAGGGCTGGCGGGCATCGCCGTCGTGATGACGTGGGGCCCGCCGGAGTCGCGTGCGTGGCTGCGTGACGCTGGCGTGTGGGTTGCGGCTGCGCTCGCGCCCATCCTGACGGCGCTGCTGACGCGTGACGCTGACGGCGACGGCAAGCCGGATTGGATGGCGTGGATCTTCGGCCTGCTCGGCGTCGGCGCGCTGTGCCTTTCGGTGGCCGGCTGCGGCGCGGCAGCAGAGCAACACCGCACGCTGACGGTCATCACCGACGTTGCCGATCCGACGTATGCGGCCGCCGTCGAAGGCTGCGACGCGGCGCGCGACTTCATCATCGCACGCGAGGGGACGACGTATGCCGAGGACCGCGCCGATATGGATCAGATCCACGCGGTTTGCGATTCCATCGTCGAGGGCTTCGAGCTGCTGCGCGGCTCGCAGATCACGGCACGCGCGGCCATCGACGGCGGGCTCGAGGCGGCTGCGCAGGCGGCCATCGTCGAAGCGCTGGCGGCATGGGGCCGTCTGCAGGGGTTGGTGCCGCAGATCATGCGGCTCACGAGCGGTGGGGAGTCCTGAGATGGAAGCGATCCAAATTGTCGAAGCGGTCGGCCGGCTGGCTGGCCCAGTGGCGCAGCTCATCGGTGGGCTCGTCGATGCGGGCATGAGCGCGGCGGACGCGGAAGAGCTCGTGCGGCGCGACATCGCCAGCCTGCGTGCCGAGTACCTGCGGCAGCGTGCCGAGGACGACGCGGCGCTCGAGGCGAAGCACGGGCGCGACTGATGCCGGGCGGGCCGGTGAGGGGCACCGACGAGCATCGCGATTGGGTGCTCGGCGAGATCGCGGCGTGGCGTTCTGCTGAGGCTGACGGCAGCGGGCGGCGCGCGTTTACGGCATGGCAGCGCACGCACCGTCGCGACGCAGGGCACGCCTGGGCGGTCAACCGCGACGTTCAGGGGACGTGGACCGAGCTCTACGCCGAGGCCGCCGGGCGTCCAGCGTCGGCGCCCGTGCCGTACGTGGGTCACCGCCCGCCGTCATCTGCTGCCAGGGAGACGCAGGGGGATCAGCTGTTCCCGCCGGTGCCGCCCGGGTTCGAGGCCAAGCGCGTTTCGACCTACCGGAACGGGCAGTGGACCATCGCCGAGCCCGAGCGCATGGACGATGCCGACAGCATCGTGAAGATGATCGCCGAGCTGCCGCCGATCGTTGGCACGCGTGACTACGTGGTGCCGCCGCCGGCGCATCCACGACCGGCTGAGCTCGCTGCCTGCTACGTCATTGGCGATCACCACCTCGGCATGTACGCCGACCCGAACGAGACCGGGGGCGCCGCATGGGACGCCGAGCACGCTGATCAGATCTTTCGTCGCGCCTTCGACACGCTCACCGTCGAGGGGATGGTGGCGTCGCGCGCGTACATCTGGGATGTGGGCGACTTCCTGCACACGGACGACACGAGCAATCAGACGTTCAGGAGCAAGCACGTGCTCGATGTGTCGGAGCGTTGGCCGCGGCTGTTCAAGCGCTGGCGGGACATGATGACCCACGCGATTGATCGCTGCCTTGAGCAGCACGAGGACGTGGTGGTGGAGATCCTGCCGGGCAACCACAACCAGCACTCTGCGTCGGCAATGGCGGTGGTGCTTGACTCTTACTACCGCAACGAGCCGCGGGTGCAGGTGTCGCAGTCAGACCGCGTGGTGCGCTTTCACAAGTGGGGCGAATGCCTCATCGGCGGAACCCACGGACACACGATCAAGATCAAAGAGATGGCGGAGAAGGTGCCAAACCTCGCTCCGAAGCTGTGGGGCGCGACGACGCGCCGCTACATGTACACCGGGCACACGCACCACACCGAACGCCACGAGCTCGGAGGCGTCACGGTCGAAGTCTTCCGCCCGCTTTCGCCGAACGACGCACACGCCGCCGCGCATGGACACAGCAGCGGGCGCAGCATGGAACGACTTACGCTGCACAAGCGTCGCGGGCAGATCGCCACAAACCGCGTTGACGCGGAGTGGCTCGAATGGCTGATGCGCGAAGAAAGCGAGGCCGCGTGAAGAACCCGGGTACCTGCTACGAGTGCAAGAAGCGCGTACCGGACCTCTGGCTGTGGTTCGACTGGTGGATGTGTCCCGCCTGTTTCCGAGAGGCGTGCGAATGATCCAGTGCGACGACGAATGCCCACCGCAGCCATGGCTCGGCGCGGCGCTGATCGGTGCCGCCGCAACGCTTGCCGCCGCTGCCGTCGGGCCGGTGATTGCTGCCGTCGTCGAGGGCCGCCGCGAGCGCAGGGCAGAAGCGCGAGCCCTCGGCCGGCTCGAAGGGCTGCTCGGCGTGGTCGGGCTCGAAGACGACGCCAGCGAGGACGAAGACGAATGAGCGAGCAGCGCACGCTGATCATCAGCGCCGCGTTGGCTGTGCTGGACGCTCACGCCGGCCGGCATGAGCCGGCGCACCTGCTGCTGGCACGCAAGATCGCGACGCTGGCAGGACATCCCGACCCGGGGCGCACGTTGGTTTTTACCAAACGCCAAGCGCCCGAAGATGCCAACGAAGAGGACGACACCGAATGAGCCGACGACGCACCTACGCCAGGGCCAAGGAATACACCGGGCCGCGCCGGCTCGTGCTCGATGTGAGCCACTGGCAGGGCATGATTGACTTCGAGCAGGTCGCGGGCGACATCCAGCAGCCCGCCGCGGTGATCGTGCGCCTCGGCGATGGCAAGACCGACGACACGAAGGGCGCGGGCTACCTGCGCGACGCCAAGGCCGCGGGACTGCTCGTCGGGGCGTACCGCTACCTTCGCGCCGATCACCCGCTGTCGCTGATGGTGGAGTCGGACAAGCGCGTACTCGATGCGGCCGGCGTCGAGCTCGACCTACCGCTGTGCCCCGACCTCGAGGGCGCGCCCGACCCTGACGGCCAAGGCGAGCGGAAAGCGAAGGGCGCATGGCAGAACGTCAGCCCGACGCCCGACCCCGACACAGCCGAGGTGCTCGAGCGTACGCACGAGTACATCGAGCACGCCTACGCGCTGACGGGAAAGCAGCCCTGGCTGTACACTGGCCGCGCGTGGCTCGACTACGTGCGCAACCCGCCGGCATGGGCCGCGCAGACGCCGCTTTGGCTGGCCATCGGCGCGGGCGGGCGCATCCCGAACCCGTGGCTGCTCGGCGACGTTGTGCTGCACCAGTACAGCGCCAAGGGGCGCGTGCGCGGCATCAACGAGCCGGTGGACTGCAATCACTTCCACGGCACGATCGACGACCTGCGCGGCACGCCAGCGGTGCCAGAGGACATCGACCGCGCCGCGGTGCTCTACGGCCTGGCGGACGGCGCGCCCGAAGCCGAGCGGGAGATTCTGCTACGTGCCGCTGGTGAGCTCGGCTCGCTTCGCGTCTGCTGACGTCAGCCTGCCTCGCGGCGCCGCCCCGCTTCGATGCGCTCGAGGCGCCGCAGTCCAGCACGCGTGACGCGGAACAGCTTGCGCACCGGCTGACGGCGAGCACCGGACCAAGCCGGCCGCTTGGGCTGGTACAGGCCGAGCCACATCGTTTCGGCGAGGCCGAGGCGTTCGAGCTCGCAGCAGGCGCCGTGCTCTGCGCCGATGTCGCGCGGCACGCGGTGCGTGCGCTCCGCGGCAAGCAGTCGAAGGGCGGTGATGGCTTGTTCGCTGAGCAGGGGCATGCTCGACGGACGTCAGGCGTCGGGGTCGACTGACGGAATGCGCGTCCATCGTGGCGTCCGGCGTGTCCAGTGGTCGCGCCATCCGATGCGCCCTGACGGCAGAGGTGGGCGGCCAACCACGACGACGCGGGAGGGCCGCAGCCAGATGGCGCAGTTGCGGCCCGCGACGATGACCGGCCTCATGACTCGCCTTCAGGCCGCTGCACGACGACGCGGGCGGTGCGGAGGGGGCATTCGTCGGGAGCGGCGATCCACCAATGGCGACCAGGGAGCGCCACAAGGCTGCCCAGGGTGGCGCAGAAGTCGTGACCGCAGTCCTCGGCGAAGAGCGGGCACCCCTCGCACCCGCTGTCCGGGTCGTGCTCGATCGTCAGGTCGCTCATTCGCCTCCTCCCAAGGCCACAAGGGCACCGCGTGCCACCGCCAACAGGTCCCGCAGCCGACCGATCTCGTCGGCGTCTCTCAGCCGCGCCGCCTTGTACATGGCCCGTTCGGAATCGCGGATCCGTGCGACCTCCGCCCGCGCCTCGTCGCGCTCGCGGGTGAGGCGCAACGCATGCCGTGCAAGAGCCCCCGCAAACACGTCGTCCGGAGACAGTGGCGGCGTCGAGTACCGCTCGACGATGTCCTCCAGGCCGCCCGCGTCTTCGATCGCCTCATTGTCTGCTTCGCTCGTCTCCATCACTCCTCCTCCTCCTCCGGACGTCCGCCCGGCCTCTCGTCTGACGTCTCCCGGTCGATGCCAGCCAAGCGCTCGTGCTCAGGCAGCGGAGCGAACCCGTGCTCGTCGGCGAGACTGCGTGCACTACGTACCCGCTTCGGCATGAGCATCCCGAGCGCCCAGCGACCGAGCGCAATGTGCGCGCGCCTGCCCTTAGCATACCGACCTACACCGCCCCACCGCCCGGACGCCAGGTAGCGCCCCGGCCCGACGTACTCGACCTGCACCGGCTCGCCGCGCTCGTCGAGGACAGTCACCAGAGATCCTCGTCCGCGTCGATGGCGTCGCGGAGTCGCTCCGTCACCAGGTCGCACACAAGCCGCGCCACCCGCGCGGACACAGCATCGAGCGTCGGCGGGACCCGGCTGCTCGGCCACGGGAAGACGTCCTCGCTGTAGGCCGCCCGGGTCTCTGCTACGAGCGCCAGCGCCTCGTGCAAGCCACGCAGCCGCCCGTTGGCAGCCGCTAGGGTACGTATCTCCGCGATCGCGTCGCGCTCACCCATCGCTCACCTCACCCTCTGCGGATGCTGGGGCGGCGATCATGTCGAGCGCCGGGATGGCCCATCGCGGGCACTCCGGCTGGTGTCTCTTCAGCACGCCGCAGCGACACGCACCCTGGCTAGCGATGGCCCGCAGCATGTCCGCCGCGTCGTGCAGCATCCGCGCCTCGGATCCGCCGAGGTAGTCCGCCGGCTCGGCGTCGCGACCGTAGAGCGCGCGGCAGAGCCGCTCCGTGCCGTCAGCACCCCGGCCCGATCCCCGGCTACCGGTCACGATCGGGCCCCCCGTGGCCCTGCTCGGCAGTTGTTGCCGAGATGAAAACGCCTGAAATCCCAGGCTCAGAGGCGCCGGCCGAGCTGACTGCTACCTTCCCAAGCTGAATGTCGCCGGTTCGAACCCGGTCGCCCGCTCTCTCGTTTCTCATGTAATCCCCAGTGGTTACGGATTCGGCGCCAGGCGCCTCTTTGGCCGACTTTAGCGGGATCCCCGGCTCGATCCCCGGCAAACGCGCAGAAAGGGGCATCTGCGCCAGCCGGATCAGCAGTTCGCGAAACGCGGGCGGCGTGGCCTTCGCCTCCACTTTGCCCAGCCGCGGAACGTCAGGATAGCGGTCGTGGTCTCCCCATGACACCCACGCCTCCCCGGGAGCGTCTGACCAGTCGAGCGCTGGCGGTGCCGCGCCCACGAAGTAGAGCCATGTGCGCTTACGAGCTCGATGGCCGTAGGCGGACTGCGATACCTCGGTCACCCAACCGGGGCCGAACATTTCGCGCGCCCAGCCGCCCCGCGGAGGGCGCGGCAGGTCGTGAGCAGGCCACGCCATCGAATAGGCCGGGTGCTCAAGTACCCCGCCGAAACGTCTGACCGCCGCGAGCGCTGCCGCAAAGCAGCCGCCGTCGTCGCCGACCGCCTGCCCGTAGCGAGCCTGATTGACGTTGGCCATCTGGCACCACCGGTTGCATGGCGGATGGGCGACCACCGGATGTGGCCCGGCGTACAATCGCGCATCGCGCTGCTCATCCCACGGGTCGACGTCGGGAAGGCCGAAGTACGCGCCGCCCGTTTCAACGTAGAGCGCGGCGATCACCCCTCACCCCTCACCATCGCGACCACGGCGCCAACCGCCGCGTGCCGTTCGTCCAGCGTAACCGTCGAGTACCGTTCGCCGATCGCCTCGTCTGCGTGTCCGACCAGCGCGCGGCGCACCAGCTCGGAGGCGTTCTGCCTGACGAGGTTGTTATAGCTGTGGCGCAACATGTGAACCGCCGGCCGCCCATCGAGCGCGATCTTCGCGGCGGCGCAGACGCGCAACACAGCCTTGCGCGCGTAGATGTTCGCGACGTGCCCGCCGTTGATGCGCGACGGAAACACCAGCGGCGAATCGCACCCGACCTGTTGACCGGCGACCATCGCGCGCCGATGCTCGCGAAGCGTCTCGGCGAGCTCGCGCGGGATGACCACGGTGCGCTTGCTGGCGCGCGCCTTCGTGTGCCCGACCACACCGCGCCAGACCGCCCGGCGAACGCGAATCGTGCGCGCGTCGAGGTCGACGTCGTGCCACTCGAGCGCCGACGCCTCGCCGAAGCGGAGCCCGGTCCACGCCATCGTCGCGACCAGCGCCCATGAGCGGCGCCATGCCTTCGTGATTTCGCCGCGCTTCGTGACGCCGACCGTCGGCCCGGTCGCGAGGAATCGCCGCAGCTCGGCCAGCGTCAGCCCGCGGCCCGCGTCTTCGGCGGCCTCCTCTTCGCGCACGTCACGACGCACGCTGACGCGGTGGACGATGCGTGGAATGCCCTCCTCGCGCGCGAACGTCCGCAGCACGCGGAGCCGGCCGTCGATCGTGCTCGATGCGTCGCCGCCTTCGCGCGCCCCGGCGAGTGCTTCGCGGACGTCCGACGGTTCGAGCTCGGCGAGGTAGTAGTCGCCGAGCACCGCTTCCCACCATTTGACCGCGGACGCGTACGTCGAGGCTGTCGACGGGCGCACGGTCGCGCGCTTCTGCTCCAGCCACATCTGCATCGCCTCACCCAGCCTCGCCGGGCCTGCGCTTGCCGCTCGTCGCCCGCGTTCCGCCAGCCAGGCGGCGCGCTCGTTCGCGCGGAGTTTCGCCGCGTCGGCGGCGCTTGGCGCCTGCACGATGCGATCGATCTCCGACACGCGGCCCGTCTTCGGGTGCCGCAGCTCGGCGCGTATCCGGTACCGCCCGCGGCCCAGCGGGGTCACCCCCGGGTGCTTCTTTCTTGGCATCCCGTCGTCCTCTCCCTCGGATCCACGCGTCCACATCGACGACGCGGAACAGCAGCTTGCCGCGAGCTCCGCGGCCGTACACCGGCGGGCCCTTGCCGCGGCGCACCATCTTCGCGACGCCGTTGGCTTGCGCCCCGATCACGCGGCCCACCTCGGCAGCCGTCATCAGCGCCGGCAGCGTCTCGGCCGGGTCACTCATCGCGCACCGCCTTCGGCCAGCGGGCAATCCGTCGGGCCGACGCACCGGCATGTGCCAGCCTCCGACCCGCGCGGGTGCCGCTGCCGACAGCTGCCGCCGTTGGCTCGGGGCAAGTCCACCTTCACCATGTCCCGCCGCTCCACGACTACGGCCAACACCTTCGGTTTGCCGATCACCTTGGCGTTGATACGCCGCTCCAGCTTGGCGCCGTCGCTCTTCACCACAAACCCCTGCTTGGCCGCCGCGAGCAGGAACGAGAGCTCGCTCATCGCTTCGCGAAGCGCCTGTTCGTGGACCTGCCCGACGGTGCAATCTGCTCCCCAGTGTCCACCCCGCGGATTGATCTCCAAGGTCACCTGCACGCGAGCCGTCGCTTTGCCTTCCGCCATCACGCACCCCCTTCGTCGAGCGCGGCGAGGGCGCGTTCCACCGCCATCCGGGCCCCACAGTCGCGCGGGATCATGATCGCCCCGTTACGGCGCGCGGAGAGTAGAGACCGAGTGCGCCGCTCGACTTTGCGCAGCCGCTCGACCACCGCGCGCATGCGGTCGCGCTCGGCTCGCATGGAGTCAATGATGCACCGGGACGCAGTCATCAGTGCGGCCTCAGTTAGGCGACCCTCCACCGCCAGCCGCCGCCACCCGGCCGCCATGAAGCGGGCGTGTCGGAGCGACGCCTCGACCTCGATGCAGCCGTCGGTCATGTCCGCGAAGCCGCGCGAAAGGCACTCGGTCTCCGCTTCCAGCTTCGCCAGCTTCAGTGACCGCGCGACGCTCTCCGTCCCGAGCCGCGCCGTCTCGATGGCCAGCCGCTCGCGTTCAGCCTCAGCCGCCAGCGCACGGTCACGCCAGCGCGCGAGCTCGGCGAAGCTGACGGGGCGCACCTCGAACGCATCGCCTTCAGCCGGCTCGGCGTCGTTGTCGGGATCGCTCATCCTGTCGCCTCCAGTTGCCGCTCAAGCGGCGTGCGCTCGCTTTCCATGGTGCCGCGCATCTTCGCGATAGCCTTCTCTGCAATCTGCCGGATGCGCTCGCGTGAGAGCCCTTCGAGGATGCCGATCTCGGCGTTGTTGAGCGGCCCGAACCGCTCGCGGATGAACGCGCGCGCCATGCGCCCCGCGATGCTGTCCTCCGTCCAGATGTCCGGGTCGGCCTCGTACAACGCGTGCAGCTCGCGCCGCCGCTGCTGCACGGTCGGCAGGTCGTGGTACTCGCTCGCCCAGCCGCTACGGCTCGCGCTGCCGCACGGCTTGCAGGCCTTGCCAACCCGGTCGGGCGACTGCGCCCAAGCCATGCCGACGCGGCCGCAGCGGCACTGCATCTTGAACCGGTAGGCGCGCTTCGGCGTGCCGGCGCCGTTCTCAACCACCTTGCACTCGGTGACGTCCAGCACGGTGCGATGCCCGCGCCGCCGGCCGGTCCATCGGTGCTGCGCATCGGCGAGCGCTTCCGCGTCGGTTCGGCGCCGGCCCGCCATCAGTGCGCCCGCTCGTCGACTGGGCCAAACGGGATGTCGTCGTCGCCGAAGTCATCGCCGCCAGCTGGCGAGCTCGCAGGCTTGCCGCCGTATCCGCCGCCGCCGCTCGAGCGCTGGCCACCGCCGCCGAGCAGCACGAGCTCGCGGGCAATCAGATCGAGCGACGCGCGGGCTTCGCCGTCCTTCTGGTACGCGCGCGCCTGGACCGGACCGCTGACGTAGACCTTCGTGCCCTTGGACAGGCCAAGCCGCGAGAGTGCTTCGGCGCGCTTCCCAAAGATGGCCACACCGAACCACGTCGTCTGCTCGTCCCATGAGTCACCGCGTTTAACGCGCTCGCTGACTGCCACGCGCAGCTTGAGCACCGGTCCCGCCGCCGTGTCTCTCAGTTCGGCATCGCTGCCAAGGTTTCCGATGATGCTGCACTGATTCAGTCCGCTCATTCTGCCGCCTCCAATCCGATCCAGTTCTTCACGTCGGCGTGCGTCACGCCGATCTTGTCCGCGTGCTCGAGCACCCGATCCACGCGCCCGCGCTGAATGACCGCGCCATCCCAGCCGCTCGCCAGCCACGCGCGCAGGTCCTCAGCCGTCTGGAGCTCGCCCATCGTGCGCGTGTCGGTGCCGCGCATGCGCGGCGTGCTCGTCGCCGCTGGCGGCTGCTCGGCCATGCACGCCGCCTCTGCGTCGACGATGTCCTCCACGGGCGCCGGCTCGCCGCTGGCCTGCGGCTCGGGCTCTGCGACGACAGCGGGCGCCGAGCGCGTGGGCGGCGCGTCGTTGCTGGCCTGCTCCATTTCCTCGCGGGTGTAGACGCCGCTCAGGTCGTGCGGGAACGCGGCGCGCAGCGCGAGCGCTTCGGCGCACTTGCCGATCATCACGTCGGGCATCTGCGCCCACATCCGGTTCAGGTCGCCGCCCTTCTTCGTCTGCGCGTAGCTCGCGAACCGCGCCACGCGATAGAGCGGCTCAACGAACCCGTGTCGGTAGACACCGACACGCGCCGCTGCCGGCGGGTTGCGGTCAAGCCAGACGTCGCGCCACACGCCATCCGGGCCGCACCACTGAATCGGCGTCTGACCGGCGTATGCCTTCGTGCGTTCGGCCACGAGGCGCAGGCCGTCAATGCTGACCTGCGTTGACATGACCTCGCGGCGCTGCCGGCCGTCCCATCGCTTCACCGCGAAGATCTGCCGCGCGAACGGGTCAAGCCGCAGCCTGCGGCACGTCGCCAGAAACAACGAAAACTCGTCGTCTGTGACGCCTACCGCGAGCGTGCGTTTGAGCAGCTCGATCTGCTCGCGCGTCATCTCGCCGCCGGGCTCGCCCGTCGTGATTGCCGCGCCGTTCGCGGTCGTGATTGCTGTGCTCACTGTGTCGCCTCCCATGCGGACCGCGCCTCTTCGACGCGTGCCCATCCCTCAGTTGCCGCGGCTCGAAGCTCGCGGATCAGTTCGTCGTCGCGCTCGACGGCGCGCGAAACAATCGGCCCGATGGCCTCCCCGGCATGATCGCGGTATGTCGCTGACCAGCCCTCACCCTCGAGCACGCCGCCGGCGCCGGCGTTGCACGCGGCGATCTGCGCGTTGACCTGGATCCGGTGATGCTCACGTAGCGGCGTGACACCTGCCGCTCGCTGCTCGTCGGTCAGCTCGGCGTACGGCTTCAGGCTGCATTTCGCGTCCCAGCACTCGAGCGCGCCGAAGCAATCGCTGATGAGCACATCGGGCGACACGCGCAACCGGAAGCACTGCGGGTCGACGATCGGCAGCATCTGCCGCGGCCAGCGGCGCTCAACGTAGTGCGCCGTGCTCGGCTGAAGGTGCAGGCAGTCCGGACCGGCGGTGCCGCGCTTCACCTTGTCCAGCCAGCGGCGCACGAGCTCGGGTTCACGGCGCTTGCCCACCTCGGGCGGACTGTTCGGCTCGCGGTTCATCTTCAGCGGCGCCACGAGCCCGGCCTTCTCAAGGAACACGCGATGCACGCGCGGGATGCCCTTGCGGCGCGGTCGCGTGTTCTTCTTCTTCTGGTGGCTCGCGAGAATGTCCTCAGAGCGCCAGCCGAGCGCAACGAGCACCAGCGCGATCTCGCTCGCACCGAAGCCGAACCGGCGGCGCGCAAGCCACGGGTCAGCCGGCGGCGGCACCGGCACTGCCTCGGGCGGCGCGGGATCCGTCATTGCGGCGAAGTCGGCCGACAGGTCGGGAGCAGCGGTCATGACCGCGCCCAATAGAGCAGCGAGCACAGAGCCATGACCCAGCCGGTTTCCATGCGCATCCGATCCTCAACCGCGTGCAGAAACATGCCTTCGCTGACGTCCCACACTGTCTCGCGGTCGTAGTACCGAGCCATCGACGACCAGTTGCGACCGTTCACGCCGCGCCCTGCCGCATGCGGTCAGCCGCGGTCGCGCCGGGCTTGCACGCCAGGCACAGCCAGCGCTCGCCGTACGCCTCGGGCCAGAGCCCGCCGCAGTCGCCGCAGTGCTCACGCGAGCCCGGGCAGCCTGCCGCGCAGTCCTCGTCAGCTGCCCAGTCCGCGCCGCAGCCCTGACAGCATGCGTGCGTGTCGTCGGCGCCGAGGCCGAGCCGGTCGGCGTGCTCGTCGCTGGTCACTGCTGCACCCATCCGCCGCCGCCGCAGTCCTCGCAGTCGATCACCACCACCCGCGCCAAGTCGAGCGGGTCGACGACGGCAGTCTGCCCCGTCTCGTTGCAGTGCTTGCACCCGGCGCCGGCCTGGATGGCCTCGAGCGCATCGAGCTCGGCGCCGTCGATCTCCCAGTCCGGCCCGACGACGTGGCCGCGGCTGTCGACGGGGCGCACGACGGTCTCGCCGTGTTCCTCCTCGCGGCCGACGTAGTACGTCGCGCCGGTGCCGCCGCTCTCGCTGCGCACCTCGACCTCCATCGCGCCGGCGAGCATGCCGGGCACGTCGCAGAGCGAGATGCGAATCCACGAGCCGCTCACGACAGCAGCTCCGCGGTCATGTCGTTGGCGACCTCGTGGCGCGCCATGTCGGCCGGCTCGACGTCCGGCCGCAGGCCGAACCCCCACGCTCGCGCGCGGTAGACGTGCGGGTAGCAGGCGAGCACCCACGCGAGCGCGACCGTCAGGCGGTCGATGCGCTCCTGCATGCCGGGCGGGCTGATGGCGTCCGCGATCACGAGGCCACCTGCATGCGCTCGACTGCGGCGAACAGTCGGAGCTGCGCGCGGCTGCGCTCGCGGGCGGCGGCGTACTCCTCGCGGAGCGCGGCCAGGCAGGACTGCGGGTCGGCACCGTACGCCTCGACCTGGCAGAAGCGGTCGCGGTAGCGGGCGAAGCACCGCTTCTCGGCCGGGTGCCACTCGCGCTCAAGCAGCGTCAGCTCGCGCTCGCCGTCGCCGCGCTGGTCGCTCGTCCAGATGCCGGGCACGCCGGGCATTGGGCGCAGGTCGGAAAGGGTGGCGGGCAGGCTGGCGGGTGGCGTGAGCATCTTCGGTTCCTCCGGGTTGGTGGAGTGAACCTAGCTGCACTCGTGTACTAACGCAAGTGTATGTGCATACACGAGTGTTAGTCTGCTGACACGCTCCTGACAGTTTGGTGCGTGGCGAGCTCGCGCAGGATGGCCGACGCCACGAGGTCCGGCGGCCCGCCGCTCTCGTAGCGCAGCACGTCGCCGCTGCGTCGGGCAAGGCTGGGCACACCCATGGTGGGCAAGATCAGCAGCCCCCTTCGAACAGCAACGCGCAACACGTCCTCAAGCATCTCGCCTCGACCTCCCCAACAGACTGTAGGGACGCGCGCGAGGGATCAGGACTGACGCCTTTTGCTGATTATTTGTTCAGCACAGACGCGCTTGATTGGGCCTATTGCTGGGGGACTTCACGGGGACGCAGGCGCACGCAAGGCGGGTTCGCGCCCCGCTGACACATGATGATCCACACCGCGTTCGGACCTCGGTTGCTGGCCCGGTGCTCGGCCCACCAAACCGTTTCGTTGCCAGCGCTGCCTGTAACCGCTGGCGCTGACAGGTTGGCTTCTCGAAACGACGAGCGACCACATCCGCCAATGAGCAACAGCGAGGCCACGGAGGCCCAAAACAGAGCGGTTTTCATGACCGAAGCGCCGTAGCCTTGGCCGCTCGAGCAGCCTCGTCGCGGCTCAGTCCGTTCCGCCATGCGACCATCGCTAGGTCGTAGAAGACTGGCGACGGTTCGTAGCCGAGCAGCGGCATCGAGCGCAGGAAGGCGATCGCGTCTGGGGCCGCAGACTGGCCAGAGGGCGAGTCGAGCCAAGCGGAGAGCACCGCACTTGTGTCTGGCTCCTCGCCGCCAATCAGCCACTCCATGCTGACCCCACACACCGCCGCGATGTCGTAAAGCGTGAACACCGAAGGCACGACCGACCCAGCCTCCCAGCGGTAGACGGTCGTCGGGGTAACGCTCACTCGTCGAGCGAACTCGCTGGCGTTGTCGAGGCCGCACGCGAGACGTGCCTGGCGAATCCGCGCGCCGATGGCTCGCCGCGCCTCTTTGGTGTCCTCCACCACTGAAGCGTCGGTCGGCGCATACACGAATGCAACGGGACACTCACGTGCGAGGTTGACCAACACGTACACTTGTGTAATCACTCTTGTGTAAGGGGTCAAGATGCACACAGGCGATAGGATGCAGCGAGCGCGAGTGGCTGCCGGGTACAGGCGGGTGACCGCTTTTGCTGAGGCACTGGGCACAAGCGAGCCAACGGTCTACCGCATCGAGTCAGGCCAGACGCCGAGCGTGCCGACGCTGAAGCGCTGGGCCGAACTGTGCGGTGTCTCGACTGACTACCTGCTCGGCGTAAACCAGCCCGAGGCCGCAGAATGAGCGTGCTCGCCGCAATCGGTGGCCTTGGGGTCATGGGCGCGTTCGTGCTGATGGTGGCCCTGCTGACGGAGCCGCCGCAGTGACCCGCGGTTGCCCCGAGGGCAGCCCGTGGCGGCAGACGACCGCGACGCCGCGCGAGAAGGACGAGCAGCCGCGTATCAGCATGACGCGTGCGCCATGCTCGGTGTGCAGCTGGCCACACTGGCGACCGGACGGCAGCGCGCGCTGCGTTGGCTGCGAGCTGCGTGCCGCGGGGTGCCGGCGATGAGCGCCAAGGGGCGACGCGAGGGCGGCAGCGTGCCGTTCGACTACTACCCGACGCCGGCGTGGTGCGTCGATCGTTTGCTCGATGACTGCGGCGTCGATCTGCTGCGTGAGACGTGCTGTGTGCTCGAGCCGACTGTTGGCGATGGAGCGATCGTGCGAGCAATGCGGGCGCGCTCGGCTGCATGGGATGTGCTCGACTGGTATGGCTGCGAGCTTCGGCCCAACGCCGGTGCCGCGGATGTCTGCCATCTGTGGGAGGGTGACTTTCGCGCCATGGAACGGCCGCCCGGCGGATACTGCCTGTCCGTCGGAAACCCGACCTACACGCTCGCAGAGGCCATCGTCCGGCATGCGTTGAGCATGTCTGAGGCCGGCGCCTTCCTGCTCCGCGTCGGGTTCCTCGGCAGCGCTGAACGCGTGCAGTTCTGGCGCGACCATGCACACCTGCCCTTCGGCCTTCGGGTGCTGCCGGACCGGCCAAGCTTCGACGGCGAGGGCACCGACTCGGCGACCTACGCGTGGTTCGTCTGGGGCTGCGAAGAGGTGACCGGCGTCAAGGTGCTGGAGCCGACGCCCGTCGAGGTACGCAACGCCCAGAAGCCGAGCAGCACGCCACACGTTGACCCGCGCCAGCGCGGACTGTTCGAGGCCGCAGAATGACCCGCGCCGAGGTACGCGCGCAGGTGCAGGCGCACTACAGGGCCGAGCGGCTTGCGATCATGCTCGAGGGCGGCGACGTCACCGAGACGGAGGCTGGCTGGATCATCGAGTGCGAAGAAGAGGCGGCCGCATGCCGCGCCTTCGACGAGACGCCGACGTGCACGTGCGGCACGCACGCATGGGGGCAGGCATGAAGCCGGGCGACCCCGTGACGTGGACAGCGCCGAGCGTGCGCGAGGACGGGCCGCCGCAGACGCTGCTCGGCCGCGTGGTGTCCGTGGGCCGGCGCAGCGCGCAGGTCGACGTGGGCGGCGCGGTGATGGTCGTGGCCAAGCGCGTGCTGCGTGCTGTGGAGGTGGAGGCGTGAGCAGCTACACACATCGCGCGCAGCTCATGCAGCGGTCCGATCTGACACCGCTGGCGCGTCTGCTCGCGCTCCGCATCCTCGACATGCAGGGGCTCAGCAAGGGCGCGTGCCTGCTCACGACGGCCACGCTCGCGGACGACCTCGGGGTGTCGAAGCGGCAGGTCCTTCGTGCCTCAGCGGCCCTTCGTGACGTCGGCTTGCTAGTCTCTTCGGAGCGCTCTGCGCACCGTCGCATCGTCGTTTCGGCCATCGCTGCTGGTGACACTGACGTCACCCCTGTGGTGACACTGACGTCACCCCCCGCAGATGGGGATGGTGACACTGACGTCACCCCCCTGGTGACATCTACGTCAGGGGGGGGTGACGCTGACGTCACCTCTGTGGTGACGCTGACGTCACCCAGAACTAGAGAAGAGCTAGAGAGAGAACTAGAGAAGGAACGAGAGAGTCTCTCCGGGGGGTCTGTGACCACCCCGGCCTCGTTCGAACTCTCCGTGGTCGAAATGCCGACCGCTCCGAGGCGCCGCTCGAGCGAGCCCGGTATGCAAACGAAGACCGGCCCGGCGTGGCACGCCTACGCCACAGCGATGGAGCTTCGGCACGGTGTGCGCCCATCGTGGAACAAGCGCGCCGCCGGGTGCCTTGCCCAGTTCATCGGCGTGGTTGGGTGTGATGACGCGCCGCACATCGCGGCCTGGTACGTCGACCACAACGACCGTTGGTACGTCCAGCAGGGCCACGACCTGCGGTACCTGAACCGCGACGCCGCGAAGCTCCGCATGGAGTGGATGCGCGGCCAGAACATCACCCGCGCCGAGGCCAGCGACGCCGCGAGCGTGGACGAACGACAGGCACGCGTAGCTGCTGCTCGGCGGCTGGCGGGGAAGGGTTGACGATGGACCTGATCGAACTGATCGATGCGGTAGCGGAGACCGTGGGCAAGCCGCTCGCACCCCCTGCGATTGCGCTCATGGCGCGGACGCTTGAGGCCTACCCCGAGGCGCTCGTCGCCAAGGCCCTCGAGCGCTGCTCGCGCGAGTGTCGGCATCGGCTGACGTTGGCGGATGTGCTCGATCGCATTCCCGGCGGACACCCGGGCGTTGAGGAGGCGTGGGCCATCGCGCGCCAGGCTCGCGACGAGGGCGCGACCGTTGTGTGGACCAAGCCCATGTCTGAGGCGTGGGGCATCGCGGCGCCCGATCCCAACGACATCACGGCGCGGCTCGCGTTCAAGGATGCCTATCAGCGTCTCGTCGCCGAAGCGCCGCGCGGCCTACCGTTGTGGGGCGTGTCGCTGGGTCACGATGCCGGTCTTCGCTACCGCGCAGTGTGTGACGCCGAGGAGGTTGGGCGGCTGCCCCGAGGCGAGCACGAGCGCATGGGCTTGCTGCCGCCCGGCGCTGAGCCGCGGCTTCGTGCCCTGCCTGCGCCGCGTGAAGCCGAGCCGATGGCGGCCGGTGAGCTCGCGTCCGCAGGGCTGGCGTTCCTGGCGAAGCTGAAGGGGGAGGCCGCGGAATGACCCGGCCGTGCCCGACCTGGCAGCCTGCGGATCACGACCACGACGTGGGCGCATGGCAGCGGCCGCCCGACGACGAGCGCGCGCGCCTGCTCGAGCAGTACGAGGCTGCGCAGGGCGTGCGGCCCGAGCGCGTCGGCGTGCGCGAGGTGGTCATGAGCGACGGCACGCAGTGGTGCGAATGGGGGTTCCGATGAGCGTGGTCTCAGCAAAGATCTACACGTGCGACCTCTGCGGCAAGTCCGAGACGATGACGGATGCCAGCGAGAAGGAGCGCCGCACACCGCCTGGCAAAGCGCACATGGAGTACCACGGCCGGCACTGGTACCAGATGCAGCTGCCACGCATTGCTCGCTCCTACTGGGTAGAGCGCTCGTGCACGGTGTGCTTTGGCTGCATGGCCAAGATCGGCATCTTCTGCGATGGCTTGGGGTCGGAGCAGTGACCCGCTCGGTTCGCTTCGACGTCCTCGGCAAGCCGGTGCCCAAGGCGCGGCCACGCATGGCACGCGGGCGCATCTACACGCCGCGCACGACGGCCGACTACGAGGCCCACGTAATGCGCACGGCGCTGCTCTGCGCCAGCGGCGCGGGCATCGGCAGGCCTCAGCCGGTGGGGTCGCGTCAAGCGCAGTTCGCCTACTTCGCCGGCCCGGTCGCGGTGGAGCTCGCGGTGTACTTCCCCGACAAGCGCAGGCGCGACCTCGACAACGCAGCGAAGAGCGTCCTCGACGGGCTGCAGCTCGGCAGGCGCAAGGGGACGGCGCTGCTCGGCGACGACGACCAGGTGGTGAGCCTGCTGGTGACCAAGGCGGTGGACCGCGAGCGGCCGCGCGTTGAGGTGACCGTGCGCGAGGTGACGTCGTGACCTGGTGGACCGTGGTGCCGTTGGTGCTCCTGTTCAGTCTGTGGGGCTGGCAGATCCGCCGGCTACAGCGGCGCGTTGATGTGCTCGAGGGGCTGGTAATCAAGCTGGGAGCGGCCGCCAAGCTGCTCAGCGATGTACAGGAGCAAGAACGCCGGCGTCGTGAATGGGAGCGGCTGTGACCCGCAAGCTCACCCCAAAGCGGCAGCGGTTCGTTGATGCGTACACCGGCGAGGCCATGGGCAACGCGACGGAGGCGGCGCGCATCGCTGGCTACGCGCACCCGGGCGAAGAGGGCTACCGGCTGCTCAAAAATGCTCGTGTGCAAGCAGAAGTGCAGCGCCTGTCGCAACCGGCGAAGCAGGCGGCTATCGCGACGCGTGAAGAGCGGCTCGCGTTCTACACCGCGATGATGCGCGGCGACGCCCAGGACAAGGACCGGCTCAAGGCAGCCGAACTGCTGGGCAAGGTGCAGGGCGACTTCATCGAGCGGCAGCAGGTCGAGCACAGCGGCGGCGCGATCGTCGTCGCGATGACACCGGAACAGACGCGGCAGCTGGCCGCAGAGGGAGACGACTGATGGACTTGAGCAAAGCAAAACTGGGCGCGTACGACCACGAGCGAGGCATCCGCACGCTGTATGTGCCGTGTGCGGAGAGCGACGACCCGCGGGAGACGTTCGGAAAGCGAATGGTCGACGGCATGATCGACGCTGTCCAGGGCAAGCCGGCACCGAAGCCGAAGGCCAAGCGCAAGCCGGCGAAGCCGAAGGCGGACAAGTGAGCCGTCGCAAGCCGAAGCAGCCGCCGTTGCCGCCAGGGGTGGCCAATGCGGTCGACATGCTCAAGCAGAACCGCGTCGAAGCAGTGGCGCTCCTGCGCGGTGGCGGCGGGCACAGCATCGTGAAGCTGTCGCTGCCGACGTCGGTCGTCGAGCAGTACGCCGTCTCGACGGAGCCGCCCGAGCTGCGCGCCATCGTTGCGGGCAAGCTGGTTCAGTGGGTGGAGGGCGTGCCGTGAAGGCGGAGCAGATGCCAAAGCGGCCAAGGTTTGCCGCCCTGTACGCGTGGCTCTCCGACAAATACGGCGAGGATGTTCTGCTCGGCCAGGATTGCTGGCCGTTGATCGGGAAGGCTGCGGCCGATGCTCCCACCGCTGTCGCCGCTGAGGCCGCGAAGCAAGTCCGCTGGCGGGCTGAGCGCGATTCGTGGGCGGTGCGGCAGCCGGTGGACTTCAACCCGACGGCCGACGAGTGGCGCATGTTCGGCGGTGCGTGGATGCCGTCGTACCTCACGGTTACAGACGGCAAGGCAACCGTAATCGCGCGGCACGCCGCATCGCGCCTGGCTCGCCGTGCCGACGAGGCAGAGGTGCGCGCTTGGGCCGCCCGACTCTACGAGTGGACGGCGATGCACAAGGCCGGCTCGGCATGGCTTTTCGAGGCAGCGTCGTGAGCGTCATCGCGATCAGCGTGAGCCTGGCCCTGCTGGGCTCCGTGGTGGCGGTGGCGCTGGTTGCTCGTGACGTGGCGTTCCGCGCCATCGACGGGCAGCTAGCGCATGCGAAGGAGCGCGACGCTCGAGCGGTCGACGCCGAGCTCGCGAAGATGGCCGACCGCATCGCGGCGGCTGAGGCAACGATGCGCGACCTGTCGTTGGCTCGCGTTGGGGGCAGACGATGAGCGAAGAGCAGACGTTCACGCGCGACGACATGCAGGCGTGGGCCGACGGCCTCGACGAGCTGCACACGGCGTACGTGCAGCAGATCGCGCTGGACTACCACCGAGCCGGCATGACGGCGGCCTGTGAGCTCGCGGGGCACGTCGCACGCGAGCACGCCGAGCAGCAGCGCAACGGGCAGAGCCGAGGCGCGCGCTCGGTGGTCGACGTCATCAGCCAGGTACTCCGCGGGGAGCAGGCCTCGCTGTGAGCGCCGCGCCCACGCACAGCATCGACGACCTCGAGCGGCTACACGGCCGCGCCGAGCTGCGTCGTGCTGCGCGTTGGGCGATGTGGCGCGCGGGCGACCTGCGCTACCTGCTGCACGTTGGCCAGCTGGCTGCGCTCGCGGCGTTCTTCGCGTCCACCGTGCGCCGCTTCGTGCTGTGCACCGGCCGGCGGTGGGGCAAGTCGCGGCTGATGGTCGTCGTCTGCTGCCTGATGGTCGTGCATCGCATCCTGTGGCGGCAGGGCATCGAGCCGCCGACGTGGTGCCCCGAGTGGTGGCGAGCCATCGTCATGCGCACGACCGACCCGGCCCGCGTGGTGTACGCCGCGCCGACCGCGGGCATGGTGGCCGAGTTCATCGAGCCGCACATGCTGCACCTGGCGAGCCATGCGCCGCCGGAGCTCCGACCGTCGCAGAAAGACGGCTCGTGGGTGTGGCCCGACGGCGACCGCATCGTCATCAAGGGCTGCGAGGACCGGAAGAAAGCCGACCGATTGCGCGGCGCCGAGGCTGACCTGGGCGTGGCCGACGAGGGCGGCTTCATTCCCATTCTCGGCTACGTCGTGCGCAGCATCATGGGGCCGCAGCTGTGGGAGACGCGCGGGCGCATGCTGCTGCCGTCGACGCCGCCCGAGTCGCCAGACCACCCGTTCGTCGAGCTGCTCGCCGAGGCAGAGGCGGCAGGCGGCAGCTACCGCGCGCGCACGGCCGACGCGCCGCACATCACCGCCGAGATGCTGGCGGACGCCATCGAGGACGCGGGCGGCGTGGACAGCATTGCGTGGCAGCGTGAGGGTGAGGCGCGCGTGCTCGTCGACCCGTCGCACGTGGTTGTGCCCGAGTGGGCCGCCGCCGAGCCGGTCATTGTCGCCGAGCACAAGCGCCCGCGGCACATCGCGCCCTGCGTCATCGGTGACCTTGGCTACGAAGACCTCACGGTCATCGCGTTCGGGTACTACGATTTCACGGCCGACCTCGACGTCATCGAAGCTGAGCTCGTGCTGCGCCGTGCCACCAGCGCGCAGATTGACGCCGAGTGCCAGCGCATCGAGGCCGAACTGTGGGGCAAGCTCCCGGTCAGCCGTCGCCGCATCGATGCCACGCCGATCACGCGCGCCGACATGGCCCGGTTCGGCTCGGACGGCAGCAAGGACACGGCGTCGTGGACCGCGGTACGCAAGGACGACAAGAGCGCCAGCATCAACCAGCTTCGCATCCGCGTGAAGCGGCAGCGGCTACGCGTCGACCCGGCCTGCGCAACGATCATTGCCCACGCGCGCTACGGCCGATGGAACAAACGGCGAACCGACCTCGAGCGGCCTGACGGCGCTGAGCACCACTACGACGGCCTCGACGCGCTCCGCTACTTCGTGCGCGACCTGGACCGACACACAAACCCGTACCCGCGGCTCGAGGGCGTGACCGCAGACCACCACGTCGGACCGAATGCCGGCCGACCAGATGAGGCGCAGGTGCTCGACCGCCTGCTGTTCCCGAAGCGAGGACGATAGACGATGGCCGACACCTACTGGGCAAGCGAGACCGACCGAAAGCGGCTCGGTGAGAAGATCGACGAGCGGTTCAAGCGCTTCTGGAAAGAGGCCGACGACCGCGGACTTGTGTCGATGTGGCGCGCGAACGTGCGCGCGTACTACGGGCAAGATCCCGACGGTGGGTACGCCAACAGCGCGGCCATCACGACCGGCGGCGAGCAGGGCGAGCTGCTGATGGTGCACTCGGGCGACTACCGGCAGCTCGTGCGGCAGATGCACACGCTCGCCACCAGCGCCCGGCCGAACATCGAGGCGTCGGCGACGAGCAACGACCCCGAAGCCATCAGCCAGACGCTCACCGCGCGGCAGGTGCTCGAGTACGACCTTGACGAAGGCGGCGGCGGCTTGGAGGAGTGCTTCGAGCGCTGCCACGAGCGTGCGCTTGTCGCGGCCGAGAGCTACATCGTCGACGAGTGGGACCACCGCGAGGGCGATCCGATCGGCATCGAGCCGGCGCCCGAGGTTAAGGCGGACGACGCGCGCCCCGAGTCTGTCGCGACTGACCGCGTGGTGTACCAGGGTGGCCCGCGCGCCCGCTACAAGAGCCCGTGGGACGTCGGCCGCGACTTCGATGTCGACCGATCCGCCGAGCACCGCTGGTACATCGTGCGCGACCGCGTCAACCGCTGGGAGCTCGCGGCGCAGTACCCGGAGCACGCGGCCAAGGTGCTCGACGCGCCAGCACCGTCTGCGTCGAACGAGCAGCTCTACCCGAAGGGCGCGGGCTACAGGCACGGCGAGTCCGACTTCGTCGACGTGCTCACGCTCTACCACCTGCCGACTGCCGCGCTCCCGACCGGCCGCCGCGTCGAGGTGTGCGAGACCACGGTGCTGTCGGACGTTGACCACCCCGGCGAGCATCCGTTGGTGCACCCGGACATGCCGGCCGAGGAAATGGACAGCGCGAACGGCTACTCCGACAGCTGGGACATGCTCGCGCTTCAGCAGTCGCTGAACGCCGTCGAAGGCGCGATCCTCACCACGCACGAGGCCGGCGCTGTGCCCAACTGGCAGGGGCGCAAGGGGCAGGGCGTGACCGCGCGCCAGCTGTCGCAGCGGCTGCGGCTCATCGAATGGGACGGCGACCCTGGCGACAAGCCGCCCGGCCTCATGGAGCGGCCCGAAGTGCGCTCGAGCGACCTGCAGTTGGCCGAGCACTACCGCGGTGGCATGCAGCGCGTGAGCGGCATCAACGCCACCGTGCGAGGCGACACAGACGCGAACGTGAAGAGCGGCGCGCACGCTGCGCTCATCGCTTCGATGGCGGTACAGGCCAACAGCGGCCAGCAGCGCGCGTACGCCAAGCTGATGCGCTCGGTGCTGAACGGCCGGCTGCGCCTGTACCAGCAGCACGCGACCGAAGAGCGGCTAGTCGAGCTCACCGGCCGCGACTCGCTCGGCCACGTGCTCTCGTTCACGTCCGAAGATCTGTCGAAGGTGCGGCGCGTGCGCATCGACCTCGGCTCGGCGTTCATGCGCACGGTTCAGGGCAAGGAAGCCACGGCCGACAAGATGCTCGAGCAGTACGGGCCCGAGGTCATCAGCCCCGATCGGTACATGCTGCTGAAGCAGACGGGCCGACTCGACGAGCTCACGAACCGCGAGGCGACCCACAAAGTCAACGCGCGCCGCGAGAATCAGCAGCTGCGCGAGTGGAAGCCGCCGTCTCCCGGCGTGCAGATGGCGCCCGAGGACATGCCGGTGGTCTGCATGCTGTGGGACCACCACGCGATCCACATCCGCGAGCACATCGCCGAGCTGGACGACCCTGCTGTCCGCCTGGACCGCTCGCCGAAGGCCGAGGCATACAAGACCGCCGCGCTCCAGCACATCGAGCAGCATCAGCAGATGTGGCAGATGGCGCCGCCGGAGATCCTCGCAGCGACGGGGCAGGCACCAGCGCCCGGCGGTGGTGGTGGACCGATGGGGCCGCCCGGTGGTGGAGGTGGGCCGCCCGCGCCCGAGCCGCCGCCCGAAGCCGTAGCGCCCGGCGGTGACGTGCCGCCTGACGCGCTGCCGAGCGCACCGACGAACCCCCTCACGGGGCAGCAACAGCAAGGGGCGGGCATGGCGCCGCCGATGGGAGCACAGCAATGAGCGAAGAGACGACGGCAAGCGCACCCGAGGCAGCGGCAGCACCGGAGGCCAGCGCGCCCGACGACGCCATGGTGGAGACAGCATCGACGATCGATGCCGTGGCCGAGCCGGGCGCCGACACGGTGATGCTCGGCGACGTGGCTGTGCCGCTGGCTGCGCTGGCGGACCTGCCCGACGATGTGCTGCGCAACCTCAAGCGCACCGTGAAGGTCAACGGTGAAGAGCGCGAGGTGTCCATTGCGGACGCACTACAGGCGGTCAGCAGGGCCGAGGGCGCTGACGCCAAGATGCGCGAGGCCGCAAGGATGCGTCGCCTGATGCTGGAGGACCCTCTCTCGGCAGTGCAGGAACTCGCGAGGATCGAATCGGAGCGCCAAAAGCTGGACGTTCCGCTCGACGGACGCGCGCTGCTGGAGACGGCACTACTGCGACAGTTCGAGCAGGAGTCGATGACCGATGAGGAGCGGGCGCAATGGGAGATGGAACAGAAGGCGAAGGCCTTTGAGGAATACCAGCGTGCCGAGAAGGAGCGGCGGGCGCAGGCGCAGCATCAGCAGCACGTCGAGACGATGCGCACGCAGATGGGCGAAGCCCTCGAGCGGGCCGGCGTGGCTGGCGACGGCCACGTGTTTACGCGGGCCGTGACCATCATGCAGGGGCTCGTCGCTGCCAAGGGAGACATCCCAGACGCGCAGCTCGCGGCGGCGATGGACAAAGCGGTAGGCCTCGCGGCTGACGAGCTGGGCAAGGCGCGCACGTCATGGCTCGACGTCGAGGACGACGCAGCGCTGCTCGAGCGCATCCCGGCGGACGTGCAGCGACGCATCGCCCGTGCGTACGCCGCCAAGACGAAGAAAGCCGCGAGCTCGCCGCGACGGCCGGCAGGCGAGCCCAAGGCGCCCGCGGTGGACGTCAGCAAGATGACACCGACCGAGTGGCGGGCGTGGCTGGCCGAGCGCGACGCCAAGGCCGCTGGGTGACCTTTCTGGGGTTTCTGGGGTCGAATCCCGAAGGGTGAAATCGGGCCGGCGCCTGCCTTCACCCTTCGGGCGAACCATAGCCCATTTGCATGGTGCCGCGCGGTGCCATAGACTGCGCCTATCACACACCACACAGGTCAAGCGTAGACCCTCGGTGTCGCCGGCAAGCACAAGCCCCGGCCTCCGCCGTCGCAATCGAAGCAGCGACCGACTGAACCCCGCCAACGGAGCGGGAATCACTCGGAGTTTCGAAAATGACGGTCGAACAGAGCACCCTCGACGGCATGTTCAAGGAGCGCTACGGCGAGAAGGGCAACCTTCTCCCGAGCTCCGCGAACAGCATCCTCGCTGACAAGATCGCGTTCGCCTCGGGCGAGAAGATCGGCGACAGCTACCACGAGCCCGTTCGCCTCGGCGGCGCGCGCGGCTGGACCTTCGCCGGCAGCTCCCTCGCGGGCACGGCGTACACCCTGAACGCGGCGCGCTCCGGCGTGACCAAGGATGCCAGCGTCAGCGGCAGCAGCTTCGTGCTGCGCGAGACGGTGGCGTACGACGTCGTCAGCCGCGGCGCGGGCTCCTCGGCGAGCTTTGGCCGCATCTTCGACGACATCGTGGAGGACATGAACGAGAGCTCGATCCTCGCTCGCGAGATGTCGCTGCTCTACGGGCAGGACGACTTCGGCGAGATCGAAGCCGTCGACGACAGTTCGGGCACGAACAGCCTGACGCTGACCAAGGCGAGCACGTCCGCTGGCCTCTGGTGGCAGATGACGGGCGCGGCCTTCGACGCGTACGACGCGGCCGGCGGTACCAAGCAGAACACCAACGCGCTGCTCGCGGTGTCCACCGTGGACCTGGACAGCCAGGGGCGCGTGGTTGTCACCGTCACGGGCAACGCCACCGACACCGCGGCGCTCGCCGTGGGTGACGTGCTCATCCCGCTCGGAGCCGACTCCGAGATGATGACGGGGCTCGCCAAGGTCGCGAAGAACACCGGCAGCCTGTACGGCATCAGCGCGACGACTTACCCCCTGTGGAAGTCGCTCAGCGTCGCTGCCGGCTCTGCGCAGGCCACGGTCGCTCTGCTCCTCCGCGGGCTGAAGGCCAACCGCCTCAAGTCGGGCACCGGCAAGCGCTGCGCGCTCGTCTCCACGGCGACGTGGACCGACCTCAACAACAACACCGCGGTGTTGCAGCGGTTCCTGAACTCCCAGCAGAAGTCGGGCGTCGAGTTCGGCACCGAGGAAATCGCGGTGCGTCACGGCAAGCAGTCGCTCGAGATCATCGAGCACCCGCTGCTCAAGGAGGGCGAGGCCTACATCATGGACCCCGCCAAGCACAAGCGGATCGGCTCGTCCGACCACTCGTGGGGCATCGGCGCTCCCGGACAGCAGGCGCGGTTCTTCCGCGAGCTGCCCGACAACGCCGGGTTCGAGCTCCGCTGCTACTGGGACCAGGGTCACTTCGCCCGGCGCCCCGGCAGCATCACGCGCATCAGCGGCATCGTCAACAGCGTCTGAGGGGTACCCGAATGGCCATCGCACATATCGCTGTCGCGTATGACAGCACCGAGTCTGCCGCTACGGTGGCCGGCCGGATTGCCCGACCTGCTGCCGACGCTTCCCCCGCGATTCAGCGCTGCTCTGCCGAGCTCGCTGGCGTCGCGGGGGGCCTGCGCCGTGCGGCGGTGTCCGTGGTCGTCGAGACCGGGGACGAGACCAAGCCGAGTGCCACGATCACGGTCGGCGGCGCGAACCTCACGGCGGATGACACCATCGCGATCGGGCCTGTCACCCTCACTTGGAAGGCTTCGCCGTCCGGTGAGGACCAGGTCGCGTTCGTCAACACGGCAGCCACGGACGCTACGGCGCTCGCGGCCGCCATCAACGCGCACTCGGACCTTTCTGGGATGGTCACCGCTGCGGCTGCTTCGGCGGTCGTGACGGTGACAGGTGCGCTGCCCGGCAACGTGTGCCGGTACACGGTCGTGAAGAGCGAGACGAACAGCGGCGCGATGGCGCTGTCTGCCGCTTCGCTCGGTGGCGTGACGTCGGCTGTGCAGTCGACGCCCCGCACACACTCGATGGGAGTTTGATGATGGATGCCAAGGCGGTACAGAAAGCTCTTCGGGACATCGGAAGCCGCAGCGCTGTGAAGCGTGCAGCGCCGGTGCTCGACGACGACACCCTGCGCCGCCTTGGCCTTGCCATCGAGCAGGCCAGCGAGAAGACCGAAGACGAGGACGAGACCGAAGAGGGGGACTGACCGGTGGCTGTCACCGGGTACACCTCTGACGACCTGCTGACGCGGGTCAAGGCTCGGGCGCAGGTGCCCGACGCTGACGATCGGCTCACCGATGCCGACATGCTGGCGATCGCAGACGACGCGATCCGCTCGACGGTGGCGCGCATCGTGTGGAACGCCGACGACGGCCGCATCGTGCGCACGCAGGCCGACGTGGCCCTCGTGGCCGATCAGTCCGACTACCGCATCCCGGACCGCGCGGTGGCCTCGGCCATCTACGACGTGCTGCTCGTCGACAGCGCCGGCAATGAGCGCTCGAGCGCATACGTCGACAGTGCGGACGCCTGGCGCTGGCGCAACGACGACACCGCGACCGGCGAGAGCGACCGGGCCTACGCGCACACCCTCGAGGGAGACGTGATTCGGCTCCTACCAACGCCCAAGGCCGCAGGGCTGTCGCTGCGTGTGAAGTACCGCCGTCGGCCGTCGCGGCTTGTGGCTGTGAGCGCGTGCGTGCTGCTCGGGTCGTCGTCTTCGTCGACGGTGGTAGCGGACGACGCCGACTCGTTCCCTGCTGCGTGGACAAGCGAGGGCAGCGGCCTGGTGATCGACGTGGTGCGGTCTGGCCCAAGCGGCGACTCGCTCACCGACGACGTGCCTGGCTCGACGACTTCGGACACGTTCACGCGCTCGAGCGGGGCCTTCGACACGACCGGACCCTACGCGCCGAGCGGGGGCGACTACGCCTGCCTTGCCGGCGAGACATGCGTGCTCCCGGTGCCCGAGGAGGCCGTGCCTTTCCTGACGGTGCTGGTCGCCCTCGAGATTGCCACAGCATTCGGTGACACCGCGGCGATGGGTGGCCTCGGGCAGCTCGTTGCAGGGCGTCGCAAGGAGCTCGTGGCGCTGGTCGACGACCGCAACCGCGAAGACGAAGCAATCATCCCGCGGAGCTCGCACCTGCGTGGCCGCTCGCGGTGGTGGTGGGCCTGATGGCGATCAAGCAGATCCCGCAGGGCGTTGGCCTCTACACCGACGGAAGCGGCATTGACGCGCCGGCCGGCGCGATGCGCGTGGCCGACAACGTGCTGATGGACCGGCGCGGTCTTGTCGTGCCGCGCCCTGGCTTCGGCGACACGACGGGACTGTCTGTGCCTGCGTCGTCGCTGTCGCCCGTCTCGCAGGGCTGGCCGTACTCGGGCGAGGTGGTGCTCGTCGAGTACTCGTCGGGCCAGTTCTACCGGTCGAATGACGGCATCTTCGACACGCTCGCTTCGCCTACGGACATCGCGCTGTTCGACGCGGCCGAGATGCGCGGCAGTCTGTACGTCACAGACAACGCGGGCGTGATGAAGCTCGAAAGCACGGCCGCCTCGGCGTTCGAGCGGGCCGGCTCGTTCACGGACTACCACACGCCGGTGATGTGGACTCGCGAGGCAGTGACCGGAGCGTCTGGCCGCTTCGCGCTCGATGAGACGTCGTCAGTGGCCTACCGGTACGTGTGGACGCGTCGAGACGCGAACGAATACGTCAGGCGCAGCGAGCCGAGCCCGCGGATCGTGGTGCGGAACAGCGGCGCGGCAGCGGCCTACGTGACGGTGTCTCGCCTGTACCTGCCGAGCCAGATTGCCGCCGGTGACACGCTCGAGTGGTACCGCACGACGAACAGCAACGACGACACGGCCGACCCCGGCGACGAGATGTTTTTCGCTGTCGCCCACGAGGTAACCGCCGCGGAAGTGACCGCCGGGTACGTCGACGTTGGCGCGTTCTGGGACCAGACCCTCGACGCCGAGCTCGGCGCGGCGCTGTACACCAACGCCAGCCAGGGCGGACTCGTCTCGCAGGCAAACGGCGTCCCGCCGATGGCTCGCTGCGTTGCTCCTTGGTCCGATGTGATGTGGTACGGCCACACCACGGAGCAGCCGGTGCTGACCATCGAGCCGCGCTCGGTGTTCGACACGGCCAACGCGGAGCACGACCTCGACGGCGTGCACTTTTCGACGGTGGTCGCTGACTTCAGCAGCGGCAACGCAACGCTTCAGAACGTCGACCGGGTCAACGGGCTCAAGGTCGGCCAGTACATGATGGACGCCGGATATCCGGTGCTCAACAACGGCGTCGTGGTGCAGGAGTCGGACCGAACGAACATCCCGCAAGGCACGAAGATCGCGTCCATCACTACGCGGATCACCGTCTCGAACCACACGAACCTAGATTCATCCAACGACGAGGTTGTGTTTTCCAACCTGTCGAACGCGAGCGGCGACGCCAAGATCTCATGGGACCCGTCCATTACCAGCGCGTTCAGCGCAGCGAAGGGCGCGTCTGCCACCGCTGCCGCGACGAACCTCGCCGCAGCACTGAACACGGCCGGCAAGGAGGTCTGGGGCGCTGGCAGCATCACAGCGACGGCCAACGGCTCCTACGTCGACGTGGTGAGCGACGACGGGCACGGGCTGCCGGTCAGCATCACGGAGACGACCGCCGGAAGCACCACGGTGCAGTACTTCATCGGGATGGACGCCAACGCGAAGGCGACCAACTCCTCGGCGTCGTTTGATGTCTGCGACTACGTCACGATCCGCGGGATTGAGTTCTACTTCACGACGGCCGTAGCAGGAGCCATCGCGCACTACGAAGACACGGCGACGCTGGCTGCGGATCCGGTCTACCGGCAGATCCACATCGACACGACCCGAAGCGGCTCGACGACAAACGCTGACCAGGTCGCAGAACTCGTCGACGGCATCGCGACCGCGATCAACGTTCACTACATCCGCGAGTCGCCCGCAACGGTGCGCGCGTACGCAGACAACGCCACGCGGATCAAAAACCGCTGGAACAGCATCGACCAGGTCACGCTCGGGCCGAGTTCGCTGGCCATGCTCGGCGGCAGCACGAGCGTGACGGTTTCGTTCGACGCACCGATTCGGCCGGCGTCGTTCAACATCTCCGGCGAGGCGGGCGAGACTTTCGGGCCGACCACCACGCCGGGCCGTCTGTTCTGGAGCAAGCCAGACGAGCCCGAGGCCGTGCCGGTGCTGAACTTCACCGACGTGGGCGACCGCAACCAGGCGATCCTCGCGCTGGTGCCGCTGCGCAATGCGCTGCTCGTGTTCAAGGAAGACGGCATCTTTCGTGTGACCGGCAACGCACCGAGCGGCTGGGTCGTCGATGCGCTGGACCGCGGCAAGCGACTGGTGGCTCGGCAATGCGTCGACGTGCTCGGCGGGGTGGCGTTTGCCTGGACAAACCGCGGCATCGTGCCGGTGACGGAGGGTGGGGCGGGCGAGCCCATTTCTGCGCCGATCGCTGACGTGCTGCGAGCTGCGCAGCGGCTGAACGGGTTGCGCTTCTGGGTCAAGGCTCACGCGCGACGCGGCCTGGTGATCGTTGGCCTCGCTCAGTCCGGCGGCGGCTTTCCTGCGCCCGACGAGGAGTACGTGTGGTCGCGTGCCACCGGCGCGTGGCAGCGCTGGGACCGCGACGACGCGTGCATGGTGTACGACCCGAACGAGGATCGCATGCTCGCGTGCCCGCCTGCGTCTGACCTCGTTGGCGGGTACTACGAGCGTACCGCCGAGACCGATCCGGCGTCGTACTTCGACGCGTCGAGCGGCTCGATCTCGGCCACGGTGGCGACCGGGGTTGGCGCATCGTTCTCGACGGTGACGGTGGCCAAGGCGGACGTGCCATGGACTCCGACCGTGTGTGACGTCGTCAACGCGCAGGCCGACGGCGGCGCGACCTACTTTGGTGTCACCGCCGTTGCCGAGGACGGTACGGACTGGGACATCACGCTCGACGGCGTGGCGACGGCCGGCAACGTGACCCTCTCGCAGGGCTTCGCGTCCACCATGCAGTGGCAGGCGCAGCAGCTCGGCGGGCTGGGCCAGCGTTGGCAGGAGCTCCACCTCGGCCTCGAGCGCGTGGAGTCCGAATACCTCTCGACGATGACGGTCGCAGTCGGCGGCGCGGCGCACCGCGATGCTGCCGTGTCCACCGTCAACGCCACGATCACACCCACGGTGACCTACTCGCAGCCGCTGCGGGCTGGCGTACCTCGAGCGTGCGTTCGGACGCCGCACCTGTACCCATACGCGCAGATCTGCGGCGCTGGCTTCTACTGGGAGCTCGCGAGCGCCTACGCGCACCACACGACCACGAGCCGACGGGTGGCGCGATGACCAAGATCGCCACGTACAACCCGTCGGACAGCTGGCTCGCACGGTTTGTTCGTGATGTGCGCCGCGTCCTGACGGCTGCTGAGGGCGGCTTGTCCTGGGAAGACAACGTCGGCCCGGTGGTGACGTACACGGCGCTGGGCAACGCCACCGACCAGGCTGTGCGGCTCGACGAGCGCCCGCGGTCCGTGTGGCTCGTGCGCGCTGTGCCGACGACTGGCACCGGGACCGTGACCGGCGGCGCGGTTTCGTGGTCGTGGAGCGGCGGCACGCTGACGGTCGCTTCCGTGTCCGACCTGGACGC